CTTTAACTGCTGAACATTATGAAACTTCAGTACAAGGTATTACAGATGAAGAGGCAAGAGATAGATGTTATGCTGATCTGCCAAAAGTTAATCTTAAAAAATTAATTATACCTTATTCAAAATTTATTAGAGATATTATGTTGTATGATAAACAACACAATAACCATGCACATGATATTCAACAAATTGAAAAGGCAAGAATTAGAACTCAAAAATTTATTAAAGATTCTTCTAACATTGTTAATTATCTAGTTAAAGAATTTGAGATGAAAAAAAATGCTCAATTGTATGCTCGTGCTTCACAGGATAAAACAGGTATTATTGATCCTCTAAAATTACACTCATACAAATATGCTGAAGATATATTTAAAAAGATTACAACCGTGCCTAATCAAAAAAATCATGGTATGATTTTATTACTTGATTGGTCTGGTTCAATGCAAAAACATTTATTACCTACGGTTGAACAATTACTTAACCTTGTGTTATTCTGTAAAAAGATTAATATACCTTTTTCAGTATATGCATTTATGAATAACCATAGAGATAAACAAAACGAATATTATGACTCAGGTTTTTCAATTACACCAACAAGTATATTACCTGACGCTTCAACTAAACTTGTTCAATTATTTACACATAAACAATCTAAAGTAGATTTTAACAGATGTGCTTCTATCTTACATAGGGCTGCACAATACTTTAATGGTTATTACAACTGGAGAGGTAGAGATTTTAACGAAGAAGACGAGTCAGTCCCTAGTATTTCAGGTGACTATTACCTATCATCAACTCCTCTTAACGAGTCGTTGATTGCAATGGATAATATAATCGCAAAATTTAAGTCTGATTATGCTGTTCAAAAATTATCACTTGTGACCCTAACAGATGGTGCTTCTAATTCAATGAATAAACATGGTATGGGTGACTTGTATATAAGACTTAACGGCAAATATCACATGGCTGGTTCTTACTATAACGATAAAAAAGATTTTACTAGTGTTATGTTAAGATACTTAAAAAAGAAATATGATTTACAAACTATTGGTTTCTATCTTGTTGCTAAGTATAGAGAATTACAATATCAATTTAGTGTGCCTTACAATAAAGAATTACTTGCTAGAAAAATGTTTAGTAAAGATAAATTTATTGCTGACTACTCAAAGGCATATGATGTTTATTTCTATGTTAAGTCTGATACTAGAGTCGCTAACAATGTATCAGATAATATAGATACAACCAATAAGAGAATGTTAAAGAAATCATTTATGTCGGGAATGAAGAAACGAATCAATTCTCGTGTATTATTACAAAACTTTATCAAAAGGATCGCATAAATGAAGGGTTTTTTACGCTTGACTTTTACCCCAAAAAATGATAGCATATATGTATAACTTAAATATGAAAGGACTTATATAATGATTGAGTTAAACAAAACACAAAAATCCGTGTTGAAAGTATTAAAAGATACTTACAAAAAAGATACGGTTACTAGGGCTGAGATAAATGCTCTTGTAAAAAAGAAGGTAATCAAAAATCCTTCTTGGTTGAAATCAGATAAGTTTAAGGTTGATAGAGGTGTTTATACACTTGATATTAATTCTGATACTAAATCTGAATCAAAGTCAACCGAAACTAAAAAAATATCAACTGATACAAAGGCTGCTTATGTTGTGTCTTCATTGACCGACAATGTTGTTCCTGCGAAGGATACAGACTTTGTTAATTTTGGTAATTATGCTGATATTAGAAATATCGTAAAATCTAAAAAGTTTTATCCTGTATTCATCACAGGTCTTTCAGGTAACGGTAAAACTCTTGCTGTAACCCAGGCATGTGCTGAGTCTAAAAGAGAGATGATTAGATGTAATATTACGATTGAGACCGATGAGGACGATTTACTAGGCGGTTATAGACTTAAAGATGGTCAGACCGTATGGCAGAATGGTCCTGTTATCGAGGCAATGGAAAGAGGTGCTGTTCTTTTACTTGATGAGATTGACCTTGCAAGTAATAAGATAATGTGTCTTCAACCTATCCTTGAAGGTTCGGGTGTCTATGTTAAAAAGATAAACAGATTTGTTAAACCTAAGATCGGATTTAATGTGATCGCTACTGCGAATACAAAAGGTCAAGGTTCAGATGATGGTAAGTTTATCGGGACTAATGTTCTTAACGAGGCATTCCTTGAAAGATTTCCAGTAACCTTTGAACAACAATATCCTTCTGCTAAAATAGAAGAAAAAATTGTTGCTCAGAAATTAAAGTCTGCTGGTAAATCAGATGTTAAATTTGCACATAATCTTGTGACCTGGGCAGATGTTATAAGAAAAACTTATAATGATGGCGGCGTTGATGAGATTATATCAACTAGAAGACTTGTCCATATTGCAGAAGCATATGGTATCTTCAAAAATAAAATGAAGGCAATCCAAGTTTGCACAAATAGATTTGATGATGATACTAAAACATCATTTACTGATCTATACACAAAGGTAGACTCTGGTGCTAGTGTAGAGAAGATTCTTGCTGACAAGAAGGCTGCTGAAGAGGCAGAGATATTGTCAGAAAAGAAATCCGATGATAGTGAGGAGGACGCTGAGGACGACTTCAATGTCTAAATCTATCCATAGTGTAAGTCCGCTTGTGGCGAGAAATCGCCACAAGTTTTCTTGCATAAAGGAAAAAATATGAGTGAATTTGAAACAGGAATTTTTAATTTAATAAAGAACACAAGTGTCGGTAGGGCACTTATTTATACAATAGGACACATTATAATTGCTATGTCTGTTGTAAGTGTTCTTACAGGTGCAAGTCTATGGGAGGCAGGTGCTGTTGCATTAATAGAACCTACAATCAATGGCGTATGGTATTATTTTTTAGATAAGTTATTTACAATGAGGAAGAAATGAGTAATTTTAAAGACAATAGTGGATTAGATACAATCAAACCTAAAATGTCTAAAGAGGAACGAGATAAACTAATGAAAGACTTTTTAGATAAAGGTGGCAAAATACAAAAATTAAAACCTGGTTATCCGACAAATGTTGGGTCACTAGATAAGAGTAAGAAACCTGCCTATACAAAAGATGATATTGAAAAAGGTGTATCAGGTAAGGCACCTAAACCAGATTATAATACATATAAACAAGGTTCATACCACGACTATGATGTGGGTGGTGATAAACCACCTGTGTGGGAACGACAACCAAAAAATGAGATGGGAGGTAAATAACATTGAGTATAACCGTTGAAGTAAGAGGTGGTAATTTAGAGAAGGCCATGAGAGTCTTAAAGAAGAAGGTTCAAAAGGCAGGTCTTGTAAAAGAAGCAAGAGCAAGACAATATTTTTCTAAACCATCAGAAATAAAACGAGAAAAGGCCAAAGAACGATCAAAGATAATTCGTAAAGCACAAAAGGCAAATGATGAATTATTAGGTTATCGTTGGGTAAAAGGCGTTAAAGTAAAGAAAATTTAAGTATTCTATGCCGTCTGTTGATGTTATATATATTATTACTACAAGGCAATTCGTAAGACCTAGTAGGGGTATAGAAGGGCAAGGGGTGTGCCCAAGTCATAGATACTTAAAACACCCCAGCAAATCGGTGATCTTTGCCAGTTTAACTCCGTGATAAAAGGAAACTGGCATATAATTTCAAGTGCCTAAAATAGACGCTTGAAATTATATAAATAATGTTTATATAATATAATGAACGCTCATTAGAGGTTCAGAAAATAAACTTTGCTTAATAAAGGAGGTTATAATGACTAATAAAGCACTATCTATTTTCAATCAATTAAGACCGTTATCAGTAGGATTTGACGATATGTTCGATCATTTCGAATCTATGTTTGATGTTCCTACGGTTAACTATCCACCATACAATCTAGTAAAAACTGGTGATCATAAATTTAATATTGAGATTGCTCTTGCAGGATTCAATAAGAAAGATATTAATATCACTAGTGAGAACGGTATGCTTACTATCGAATCAAAAGTTAAGTCTGTCGTTAATGATTCTGTTGGTGCTGACGCTAACAAGGAAGATGAAGTGATCCATAAGGGTATTTCTAAAAGATACTTTAAAAGATCATTTACAATCGCCGATGATGTAGAAATCAAAGGTGCCGAGTTAAAAGACGGCTTATTGAAAGTGTCTATGGAGAAGATTATTCCAGACGCTAAAAAACTAAAGACTATTACAATTAAATAATAGTATTATAGATAGGGCGGCTTGTTGACAGGCCGCCCTTTTTAGTATATAATAGATTCTATATAAATTTTTTGAAGGAGAAATATATAATGAAAGAAGGCGATAAACTACCAAATGTAGTATTTAAAGTTAGGTCAATGGGTGCCTGGTTTAATAGAACTACAAAACAATTCTTTAAAGGTAAGAGAGTAATCCTATTCTCATTGCCTGGCGCATTTACACCTATTTGTTCAAATCAAATGTTGCCTAATTACGAAAAACTGCATAAAACATTTAAAGAATATGGCATAGATCAAATTTATTGTATGTCAGTAAATGATTCTTTTGTGATGAACGCTTGGGCAGCAGATCAAAAACTTAAAAATATAAAAGTTATACCTGATGGCAATTGCACATTTACAGATAAGATAGGTATGGGTGTGATGAAGGAAGAACCAGGGTTTGGTCGTAGATCATGGCGTTATTCTGCTATCATCAATGATGGTGTAGTAGAAAAGGTATTTGAAGAACCAGGTAAGGGCGATAATACAAAAGGTGACCCTTATGAAATATCTAGTCCTGAAAGTGTGTTGAAATATTTACAATCAACAGCTGTTGACTCAAATGCGATTTAATGTTATAATAATATTATGAAATATAACGAAGACAAAATCTTAAAAGAAATAGGCGACTATATTAAATCTACATATGGCCAACATTACTCAACAGGTAAAGATGGTTTTCAAGTGCAAGATTTATTTAAGACCCTAGGCATTGGCAAAGACTTTTGCCACGCCAATGCAATAAAATATCTTTGTAGATATGGCAAAAAGAATGGACACAACCGTGCCGACTTATTGAAAGCGGTTCACTATGTTGTATTATTATTAAATTATGATAAGGAGATGAAATGAAAATAAGTGAAAATACGATTAGTATCCTAAGAAATTTTAGTGATATTAATGCCAATATATTATTTACTCCTGGCAAGACATTACAAACAATGTCTACCATGAAAAATATTATGGCAAAAGCAGATGTAGAAGAAAACTTTGAAAGTGAATTTGGTGTATATGATTTGCCAGAGTTTTTAAGAGCATTAGATAGTTTTCAACAACCTGTGTTGAACTTTAATGGTTCTGCTAATTTAAAAATCAAAGATGAGAAGTCATCATTAAGTGCTAGATATGCATTTGCTGATAAATCTACTTTGAGATATCCTACAAAAGTAATATCAATGCCAGACAAAACGGTTACCTTTACACTAAAAGATAGTGATTGGGAATCTGTTAAGAAGTTATATACTAACTTGAGTCTACCTGATATTGCTATCAAAGGTGAGAAAGGCAAAATTAAACTTGTTGCATTAGATAAAAAGAACTCTAACTCAAATGAGTCAAGTATAGTAGTTGGCGAAACTGATTTAGAATTTACTGCATATATCAAGGCCGAGAATATGAAAATTATACCTGGCGATTATGATGTTGCATTATCTAAAGCAAAGATTGCTCACTTTATCAATCGAAAGGTAAAAGTCCAATACTGGATTGCTTTAGAAGCTGATTCAACATTTTAAGGAGGTCGTATGAGTGATTTCCTTTGGGTTGAAAAATACCGTCCTAGAAAAATATCTGATTGTATTCTTACTGAAGATTTAAAAAATACCTTTAGTAAGTTTCTTAAACAAAACGAGATTCCTAATCTTCTCCTATCAGGCACAGCAGGCACAGGCAAGACTACCGTTGCTCGTGCCTTATGTGAAGAACTGAAGGCAGATTATATAATCATCAATGGTTCAGATGAAGGCCGTCATATAGACACGCTAAGAACGACTATTAAGAACTTTGCGTCAACCGTGTCTTTAGATGAGTCATCTACACATAAGGTCGTTATTATAGACGAGGCAGACTATATGAACGCTGATAGTGTTCAACCTGCATTAAGAAACTTTATAGAAACATTTTACAAAAATTGTAGATTTATATTTACTTGTAATTTTAAGAACAAGATAATCCCTGCATTACATAGTCGTTGCACCGTTATTGATTTTCGTATTACTAATGGTCAGAAAGTAAAAACTGCTAGTGCGTTTATGAAACGACTAGGCGAACTATTGAAGGCAGAGAATATAGAGTTTGATAATAAGGTCCTTGCTGAACTAATACAAAGACATTATCCTGACTTTCGTAGAACTATCAATGAATTACAAAGATATTCTGTAAGAGGTAAGATTGATAGTGGTATATTAGTCAGTTTATCCGAGATCAATAATAAAGAACTAGTCAAGTTATTAAAAGAAAAACGATTTGGCGATATGAGAAAATGGGTAATACAGAACCTAGATAAAGATCCTAGTAGTCTGTTTTCATCTATCTATGATATTCTTTATAAACATCTTCAACCACAATCTATACCTGCAGCCGTATTAACGATTGCAGATTACCAATATAAATCAGCCTTTGTGGCAGACCATGAGATAAATATGGTTGCGTGCCTGACGCAAATCATGGCAGAATGTAAATTTAAGTAGAGGAGATATGAGTAGAGGAAATTTTTGGCGAAGACTTATAGTTAGAGCACGAATGTTTTGGGCTGATATTAGAGGACATCACGGTAAGGTTTGGGATTATGAACCAGGCGATTACTACATGGGCTCTCATAAAGGTCATAAAAAACATGAGAAACACTAATGATAGAGTATAAATTATCTGATTATCTAAATGCGATTAACTGGACAAAGGTTAACTTGCTTGATGGCGATGACTTGACATGGGAAAAGAAATATCCTCCTTATGTAATTAATCGTTGTTTATCGCAACATATTGATAGTATAATGATGGCGAATGAGATGAATATTCGTCACAGCCTCACCAAGCGACTACAATTTCATTTTCTAATAAATAGTATCAGGAAGAGAAAAAGATTTGGCGGCAAGTGGGTTACTACTGCTAAATCAAAGAATTTAGATTATGTTAAAGAATACTATGGCTACAGCAATTCAAAAGCAAAAGTTGCCCTTAACATATTAGATAAAAAACAATTGAATCTTATCAAAGAAAAACTTGATAAGGGTGGGAGAAAAAGATGAGTGAAGACAATTTTAATTGGTCACCTGAGCAGATGTTAGAGGTAACTCTTAAACAACCAGATGACTT